AATTTAATACCCTGATAGCCGTGAATACGGTCAATGCGCTTGGGTTTGAATTTCACGTCCATATAATGTTTCAATGCGTGAAAGGTTTCTTTGGCGGGTTTCGTGTGCGACCAAAGACGAAATCGCCCTTCAAGGTTTACCGACTCTTCTTCGACGTCAGGGCGCACGATACAGCATGTTGCGACGAATTGGTCAAACTTTTGCGTCATTTCATTATCGGGGAGAAGAATGTGTTGATTGAACGGAGATTCGTTTTCGGTCGCGACGACTTGAAGCGCTTGGGTTTGTTGCGCGGTCTTCTCGCGGAGTTCATTGTTCGCAAGTGTGAGGTCGTGGATGGCCTTCGTTTTTGCTTCAAGGTCACTGACAAGTTTCGCATTCTCGGCCTCCAATTCTTGATTGCGCTGAATAAGCCTGTTAAAGTTTTCCACATTGTACATTCGTGCGTAAATGATGCCTTCGATATGTTTTGTCAGTCGTTCAATGGTAAAATTTGTGCTGTCATATGCGATGATTTCGGTCTTGTTTTTACCGGCGACTTCAATCGTGCGAAGTTGGCGCTTGATTTTGGGATGCGATTTGATGTGGTTCTCAATTTCAGACCTGTTGGTGACACGAAATGCGGCCGCGAGAATGAAGTTCGTGTATTTCTTATGATGGTCTGCGACACGAGTGGAGAGGTCGTTGGTCTGTCCGAACTTGATGAGTTTTTCGTTGTCGGCGTTGGTGTTGTCAATGGTGCCGAAGTAAATTGTTTGAGTATTCACTGGAAATTGGCTGATAAGGGTTTGTTCAATTGCGCGTTTCTTTTCTTGGGTAAGGGTGATGGTGGCTTGGTTGAGTGTGCTGATGACTTCGTTCTTTTGTTCGAGTTGCGCGGTGGATTGTTCAAGTTGCGCACGTAACTGGGCGGTTTGATAGTCAACGGTCATATGAATAATTTCTTCCAGTTTCATATAGTACTCGTGGATTTCACCGGCTTTCTTGGTCTGTGCTTTAAGGCAGAGAAGTTTAAAGCAACGAATCGTAAGTTTGATGGTTTGTTTGTTGTGGCCGCCGTGTTTTTTGGGTTTGTCGGAACCGGATTTGTTTGGTGAGTGACATGGTTGGTCGTCGTCACTATCATCTGATGTGACAATTTTATAATCTACGCTGATTTTGAAATTGATTTCAATCATAGTTTTTGCATGTGCTTTTTGTGTGAATCCCAGCCATTTCCATACATTATCCAGGTCAACGACAAAGTCAGTATTCTTATCATAATTCAGGTAACAGTAGAAACTACTGACAAACAACTGTTGTTCGAATGTGCTGAAGTTTTCTTGGATTTTTTCGAGGAGAAAATTGTTGTATGTTTGTGACAATTTCGTAATCGGGTTTTTTTCGATGAGTTCAACGATATTCAGGGCGGCAGAAGCAGAACCACCAGTGGATGCGGACGAAGCGGAAGACATATGATGAGAATGTGGGGTTATACTATATATAGATGAATGTCTTTAAGTTGTTTTCAAAAAATGAAACCAATTATTATGAAAACAAAACTCTAACTCCATAAATACTAATTTTACGATAATTCTTGGTCTCGTATGTACGAGAATAAGATTTACACGATGTATGGTAACGCCAAAATTATAATTCAATAATATTTATTTTCTAATTAAAACATAAAATTGAAATAAATAGACCGACTATATTCACAGACATAACCGGAACAAATGAGTTCTTTCACGCGCGATTTGGAGGAGTTGGTTTGTCATTTCAAGACACAAAAGGTCCATTTAACATTACATTTGGAGAAGAACTACCGAGAAAATATCCATTATACAAGGTCACAACTGAAAGTAGTCAATGAAACAAAAAAACAGAATGGCGGACAAAACCGAATTGTCTATATGCTGACGGAAGAAGCGTTTGAACTCTTCAAGAACTCATTTAATTTCAGAAACAAATACATTGTTGCCGCATCACAACAAGTACATGTTGTCAGATTTCCGATGTGTATTGAAGGACAGACTATCGGGTTTATTGAAAATGCGTATCGCGGTTTACGCGCTATGTCGCGTCAGTTTCAGATTGGGCCTTATCGGGTCGACTTGTGCTTTACGGACGATTTGTTTATAGTAGAATGCGACGAATACGGGCATCGCGACAGGTCTTCGGTGGACGAGGCGGTGAGAGAGGACTTCATCAAGAATCAGGGTTACGCAATAATACGTTATAATCCGAATGAACCTGTATTTGATTTGTCGGATGTGTTGAATCGGATAAATAGGAGGTTGATGTTGCTTTTATAAATCAAAAGCGGATTTTATAAAAGCGATGGACGGAATACGGTCTCTTTTACATTTGAAAAGCGATATTTATGAAAGCGATGGTGGAATCCGGTGGCGCTTTTATAAATCAAAAGCAAGAAATAGGGTTAAAAATGCTAATTTTGGCATCTTGCTTTGGACGCGCCCAAGGCAACTTCCCATCACCACTTGCTCTTCTTCACATTAATCTTCGGTCCCTTGCCACTTTTCGCGGCACTAGGGTCATACGACTGCTCTCCTTCGTCGTCAGAACCGAGATTCTTGGATATTTCCCAGAATTCCTTACTGCCGAGCTTGAATGGCCCGTGCTGTTGTGCCTTATACCAGAAGATTTGGTCCTGTAATTTGTTGGATTTCGCGTTGTTATTGATGACGAGACACTCGTAATTCTCGGTGCACTGGTCCATCACCTGACAAAAGCTCTCAAAAGTGGGGAACATACCCGCATAATTGTCGTAGATTCGCTTACGGTTCGCAATATATGGCTCGCGGAGGATAAAAACGTAGTCGATATTCGTGCGGAGATTTGGAGGGATACCAAGGGGATATTGCATTGTGATGACTAACATGACCTTCCAGTGTCTACCGTTCATAAAAAGGAGGCGCATCATCACATCTTTCGTCCATTTGTTATCATACAGGCAATCATCCAATACAACGAACGTCCTCGGGTCTATGGATGACTTCTTATACATATCCTGTTCCTTTTTCACTTGCTTTAAAACCGCTTTCTGGCGCTTGAGAATATTCTCAATGATGGCTGTATTATAAGCGTCGTGAATGAATAGTTTTGGGACGTGTGCTGCGAAGAAACCGTTGCCTGCTTCTGTTCCGGAGATGACAGTCCCGATGGGAATATCCTGATGATGAAACATCAAGTCCTGAACGAGAAAACTTTTACCGGTATCACGGCGTCCAATGAGAACGATGACTGGGCCCTTGTTTTCATCGGGGCGAAAACTGATAGCCTTCATCTCGAACTTCGCGAGTTCCAAATTCATTGTAGTAATAAAAATGGCATATATTATTTTTATGACATTTTTACGAATGGAATACGGAATACGGAATACGCCCGCCCGTTTAAAATCAATATAAAAGTTCTAGTTATCATTCATATCAGTCATATCAATATAATATTCCGATTCTACATTTAGGAACAATGACGGGCGATTCAGTTGTATCAGCGGCGGCATTCCAAATTCATTACCGTAAACATAAATATACACCGGATACGATAGAGACGGCGTTATTATATGATATTCAAAATTATATACCGATCTATTCGCGATTTTTTGATATTAATGAAAGCAACTATAATGGAATCCAATTGAACCAAAGGTATTATTTACAAAATATAATCTCTCACCCGACGCAAACCAACAACGGCTGCGACGCATCCGACGACGAGCGCTCTCATTCCCTAAACCATTTAGAAACGATTATTGCGGACGACTGCGGAAATACCACGAATGTCCCAATGTTTGTCAAGTATTCGCCGCTTCTTGACCCTATTCGTTATTTATCAGGTAAATATGATACACAACCGGGTAATAAAACGCGCTCACTTCCCAAATACAATTCTACACCGGAAACGTGTGATGAAAAAATACTTAATACAAATAATTCGTCTTATGCTGACGGGTTTTTCTCCTATCTGACGAGTCGCGCGCTTCACGACCACGGAATCGTCCACGGTGTAGATTATTATGGCAGTTATTTGTGTAGACAACGCGAATTTTCCACCAATGTGTTTGATGATATTGATTATCTGGTTGGGTGCTCGTTTTTCAATAAATACGAGAATGAGATCTTCACGATTGATTATTCGCAGTTTGGCGATGACGAATCCGGCAGCGGCGGCGATCTCTCGGATATCAATATCGGCAAGTTGATGAAAATCCGCCACAAGATGAAACCGATGATTGGCGCGACTGGCGCGAATAGCTATATCCAAGAGAATGATTTCCCGAATATCAAGAACCGGATCCACATTCTTGAAAATGTA